ATATTAAACTAAACAACAATTCGATATCAGCAGTTAGTGCTTTACCTAGTGGTATTACCACAGGTAAAATATTACAACATCAATTCTTTAGTTCATATGTAGGTAATACAGCAATTACTTCAACAAGTAATGTTGCGACACCAGTTACTGATAAAATAACTGCAAGTTCAAGTTCTAATAAAATTATTATCACAGCTATGCTTCCAGTTTTTACACAAGCTACAACAAGTTCAGGGGGTCAAGATTGGTTTATAAGGTCAACATTCTCTTTATATAGAGGTTCAACTAATCTTGGTGAGTTGTATTCAGGTGGTGGCTCAGGTAAATCAACAGGTGCATATAATTATGGTCATGCAACTGATGTGTCAACATTTTCTTGGGTAGATACACCCAATTCGACAGATGAATTAACTTACACCATTTATTTAAAAATACAAAGATTACAAGGAAATGGTGGTCAAGTTAATCCACAAGGATTAGCATCAATGACTTTAATGGAGATAGCACCATAAATTTACGAAAGGAGTAAAACATGACAGACATATCAAAAGCAATACAATCATTAAATACTAAAAGTGGTAACAACCATGAGTATGTAATGACTGGAACACCAACCAATGAAACAGAATATAACTCACAAGTTAAATTCATTTCAGGTGCAGATGCAAATGGTACTGCAATATTCTCTGATACACAGGCGTATTCATGGAGCGAAATAAGTGCAGAGCAATCTTCTTTACAAACAGCTTATGATAACAATGAGTATCAAAGAGATAGAGCAGAAGAATATCCAAGCATTAAAGATCAGCTTGACGACATTTATCACAATGGCGTTGATGGTTGGAAGGCTACAATTAAAACTGTAAAGGACAAGTTTCCTAAATGACTTGTCCTTGCAATGGTGAATGTATCTGTGGTAAGTAGATGCAAGTTGACCTTAACCTTAAATCTATTGCATTAACAATTACATTACTGTCAGCTTTGATAGGTAATGTTTTTGTAGTAGGTAAGGTGCATTCAGATTTTGAAATTATTAAAACTAAAGTAGTATCATTAGAAGAATCACAGAATGTATTAAGTATAAAGCAAGAAGTCTTAGAATTAGGTTACAAGATTAAGGGTATTAAACTCCAGATAGATCCTGAATATAGAACTCTCTGTCAAAAAGACATGAATAACATTGTGTGTAAATGACTATTAAAGAACAGTTAGCTAGTATGGAAGCTAAGCTAGATCATATGCATAAGGACTTAACTAAAAATAAACAAGACATTGAAGTATTGAAAGCCAAAATGAATATGGGTACTGGTGGTATAAAAGCTATTGCTTTATTTGGTGGTATATTAATTACTATAACTTTTATGATTACTAAATTACTTGGTATTAAATGAAGGTATTTCTTATAGTATTCTTTTGTATACAACAAACAGATTTAGAATTAGATAAGACTTGTGTTACCGAAATACAAGAAGAATCATATAACAATATAAGTGGGTGTATGTTAGGTTTAACAGACATACAATATAAAGTTAGAGAAATTCCTAACCTATATACGACTGGATTTTGTACTACAAAAGATATAGAATCTGCTTAATGGATGAGTTAAAAGAACGCATCAAAAGACACGAAGGATATGTAGAGGGAATTTATGAAGATACTTTGGGATTTAAAACTGGTGGTTATGGACATAAGATATTACCTGGCGAAGATATACCGACAACTCAAGATGGTTGGGAGCTTATCTTTACACAAGATTTTGATAAAGCTTGTATGGGTGCAACCAATCTTACAAAAGGTATGGATGTACATCACAATGCTTATAAGATTCTTGTGGAAATGTGTTTCCAAATGGGTGAGAATGGGGTATCAAAGTTTAAAAAAATGTTGGCTTGTGTTGAAGCACAAGATCATGTAGGTGCATCAGATCAAATGTTAGATAGTAGATGGGCAAAGCAAACCCCTAATAGAGCTAAAGCATTATCAACATTGATGTCTCTTATAGATGCTTAATCTTATTGGACCAATAGCTGGTGCGTTATTTAAAACTGTAGATAAAGTTATAGATAACAAAGGCGAAGCAGATAAGATTAAACAAGATATACAACAAAGGATCATAGCTGGTGAACTGAAAGAGTTAGAAGGTGCAGCTAAGATTATACAGACAGAAGCACAAGGTGGATGGTTACAAAGAAACTGGAGACCGATCATGATGTTAGTGTTTGCTGGACTGATGGTAGCTCATTGGTTTGGATATACAGCTCCTAACATTCCTGAATCTGTGCAGAACTCATTACTCAATATCATTATGATAGGAATAGGAGGATATACAGTTGGTAGATCAGGGGAAAAAATCGCAGAAAAGTTTAAGAAAAACTAATAAGGGTATACAATCACAAGGGAAGTATGTTAAAACCTCTCACACGCCTCTTAAAAGCAGAATACTGGTGGTTTCTGACCTCCATGTTCCTTATCATCACCCTGATTCCTTTAATTTCTTGGAGCATCTGGCTTCTAAGTACAATCCTACTAAGGTCATCAACATTGGAGATGAAATGGATTGGCACAGTATTAATGTTTCCCATGTAATTAACCCAGACTTACCTAGTCCAGCTGATGAGTTAGAGATAGGTAGGTTTTGGATGAAGAAGTTAGAGAAGTTATTTCCTAAGATGGTACTGTTAGAATCTAATCATGGATCAATGGTACTGCGTAGAGCTATGGCTAAAGGAATGTCTAAGTTCTTTCTGAAAGACTACAATGAAATATTAGATGTAGGTACAGGATGGAAGTGGAAAGAACATCATTGGGAAGAGACACCATTGGGTAGAGTTTACTTTGCTCATCAAGTATCTAAGAATATTGTGAAGTCTGTACAAACTATGTCAGCTTCGGTAGTGCAAGGACACTACCACACTCAGTCAAATATTGAGTACGTTGGAAATGATTTCCATTTGAACTGGGGTATGTCTGTCGGTTGTCTTGTTGATAAGAAATCTTTAGCAATGGCATACATGAAAATTAATTTAGCTAAGCCAGTTCTTTCTTGTGGTGTAATAACAGATGGTGTACCATCCATAGTGCCAATGTTATTGAAACGAGATGGGAGTTGGGATGGCAAAATATACCTCTAAAGATAAAAAGTATTTCTTAAAAATAATTGAACACGGATGTTGTGTGCCTGGTTGTATGTCATCAACACCTATGAATGTACATCACCTAAGAGGTAGTCAAGTAGATCATAAAAGATCTAATACATTAGTAGTACCTTTGTGCTTTGAACATCATTCGGAGTTGACGTGGGGTAAGTATAAACCTGAACATAGGTTCTGGGAACATTATGAATTTAATGCAGTTGAGTATGCTAATGAACTGTGTCAGACATATTAGCCTGTACTACTTTTAGTTCAGACATACGTTGTTTGATAGCGTCTGAAGTCTTGTTTGGTTTGATCTCTTTACCTGATAGTGTAGCTGCTAAGATAGCATAAGCGGCAAAGATAGTATCTTCATCATAACCAAACTGTTGTAGGTAAATACAATAGTCATGTAGTGTATCTACTAATTCGTCTAGTTGTGATTTAATTATCATGGTCATCTTTCTTTTGTATCATCTAAGTAGGGGAAGGGCGATATATATCTTTATAATAAAAATACCCTCCCCCAATGTGCTTTGCGTTGCGTTTCCAAGATAGTAGGCAAAGCCTGATAGGTAACGAACCCAATGCACACAATGGCTTACACCTCCAAGCACCTCTACTATCTTCTTCTATATACTGGGTAGCAACCAGCTAATGCTTTACGCCCACTACCTTAATGACAGTATACAAAACTTTTTGTAGGGGAAGGAAGTGATAAACCTTCCCCATATTTAAGTATTGAGATCGAACAATCAATACTTAAAACTTTTAGTAGGGGAAAGCTCCGCGAAAAACCTTCCCCATTATTGTGTAGGGGAATAATATAAAAACCTACACAAAACTTTTAGAATGGTATTACATCATCATCTGATCTTGATGGTATAC